GCTTGATTACGTGCGCCCAAATAAGAACATAATTTAGTCGCCATATCACGGCATTTTTTCTTATGTTCAGACGATACTCTTTCTTCTGATGCAATGTCTACAGAAATAGTCTTTTCAGGATAACCAATGTGTTCCCCATCTTTGTCAACTATTTCCTTTAAGTGCTCTTCGCCACATGCTTTCTCTAAATCATACCCTTGATGTCTACCTTCATGATTAGATATTTTATCTAATTCAGATAAGTCTTGTTCAAAGAACCAGTCACTGTATGAGTTTAAAATTTCTGATACTTCAGTATTATTAATATTAATCCATTTCATAACTTAAACTCTTAGTCTAACTTGTCCTGAGGTATTGTGTGATGATACAAAACAATATCAGTTCCTTGAAGCTCCTCAAAGTGATATCCGTTTACAAAATTCCAACGAGCGTCTGGTTCTTTGATGTATCCCCATTTGACTCCTTTCTCACCGTAAGTCAATAGGCGCCACATAGTAAATGTATCCCATTTACGAGCGTCTTCTGGATAGTGTTGCATGTCATAATCTGGCTCCCATTGCCTGAGATACTCAGTATACCATGCGCCCATCAAGTCCATTGTTGCTTCGTTCTTTCTATATATAAAGAACCCACAATGACAAGTCATCTCTTCGCCTTCTGCTAACTTAGTTAGCTTGGCATTATATGGACGATTTTTAGTGAATACGATATCCATATCATCGGGCAATTCTTCCCAGACATTCTGAATATCTTCATGCTCACACATCATGTCAGCGTCTAGATAACAAGTGATGTCGTATGGAGTTTTATTGAGCGCCCACAGTTTAGCACGAATGTGTCGAGGAATACCTTCAGTTACAATGTTATCAAACAGTGTATAGTCTTCAGGCTCAACCCATTCTTCGTGTGTAAAGAAAGTAATGTTAGCTTCTGGATAAAAGTCTCGTACTGATTCTGCTAGTACTTTTGCGTAACGATAAAAACCTTTTCTGACAGAAGCAACAATGACAAACCCTTTAGTCTGCTTCTTTGCCATTCTCAAGTTCCTTCATCAACAAAATAGTAGCATATGCTTGAACTTCCATGATTGACTTAGACTTACGAATCATTCGTTTTAATTCAGTATTTTTTGAGTTCTTGATAGCGTCAACTTCAAATGCTTGAAGTTTGCAATTGAACAATGCTTCTTGCCTTGCTCTTGCCTGCTGAGACTCACGCCTTTCCATTTGACGCTTGATGTTTTCGTTGCGCCTGTCTAGACCTTCTTGTGTGTTAGCATCAATTTCTTCTTCAGTGTACTGTTCTAACACAGCTTTCATGTCAGGATTTGTACCCTCAGGATCTTGAATGGAAGCCATACTATGCTGTCCATTTGCAAGCTCGATAGTTACAATGAGATGACGATTGTCCTTATTAGACCAATAAGGATTGAGATATTTCTTTTTAGGGGTAATTTCTTCGGACACTTGTGTAACAGAGGTGTCCGAAGAAACTGATAGATCGGTCATAATATAACTCCAAATAATAAAACTTCAATACTATATAGTCAATTTTTTAAGCAGTCTTTAACCAAAGTTTCACAGTCGATACGTTTTCAGTAGTTGCTTGAATAGTATTGCCTGCGTATGTTCCAGTAAAGTTTCTAGCATATGTACCTGAATATGTGCCTGAATATGTACCAGTGTAAGTAGAAGTTCCTACATAGTTACCTGTATAATAACCAGTATAAGTGCCTGAATATGTACCAGAGTATGCAGAAGTTCCTACATAGTCACCAGTAAAGTTTCTATTGTATTCACCAGTGTAGTAACCAGTATAGGTTTTATCACCTGTATAGAAACCTGTATAGAATCCAGTGTAGTATCCAGTGTAGTAATTAGTATCACCAGCAAATCCTGAATAATAGATTGTATATGCGTTAGTAGTAGCATATGCGCCTGCATAATCACCAGAATATGCTGAAGTTCCTACATAGTTACCTGCGTAGTCGCCAGAGAATGAACCAGTATATGAACCCGAATATGTTTTAGCTCCAACATACGCACCCACGTAGTTTCCTGCATAGTCACCAGCATATGCTCCCGAATATGTTTTATCTCCGACATATCCGCCTGCATAGTCGCCTACATAGTTACCACTAAAATTGCCAGTATACGTTCCTGCATAGTTTTCTGAAGCTACTTCTTGACGAGTATCTGTTAGACTATCGCCCATTTGAACCCAAGTACCACCGGCAGGAGCAGATGCTTGAAGTTTATATGTACCTATACCCGAGTTAATGATTCGATTTCTGAAGTTAGGAACCATTTGCTCAATTTCAACAGCAGACATCATCTTGACGTTTGTGCCATCTAGCTTGAGAGAAGCCAAATCAGAGTTTGCTGATGTAGATGGAGAAGTTTTTTGCCACAGATATAAACTAGTAGAACCGCCTTGATTACTATCTGTAATAGTAGCACGAGAAGTCCATGTACCACCTGCAGGCGCAGAGGCAGCTAGGGTATATTGTCCTACTGTATAACCAGTGCTAGTTACCATGTCCTCAATAACTTTGTCAAGAATATCAGTGTCTAATCCTGCATCAGTATATTCTTTAATCGCTGAGTCCCAGCCAACCGGACGATTGGTAATGCTTTCTGAAGCTGCTGCTGTTACTTGCTTGAAATAGTAGGTAGTATCTGTAGTTGCACCAGCGGTTGGGTGAGTTCCAACTGCGTCATTTCTGATAGTGTTTGTCCAAGTACCAATGCTAGTACCTGTTAGAGCGTTTGCAGTATCTACATTTAACTCTGCTGTTCCAGTACCATCGGTGTCTGTAGCAAACTTATTTGTGATTACATATGACAGATATTGATTGATTTCTCCTTCTGTCATCTCCTGCAAGCCTTGGAAGTTCGCTGAACTAGGAGGAGTGCTAGAGGCTTTAATTCTTAATGGGAGCATTACTTAATTCCTTAATTTAATCGACTGCCAGACGAGTCGTATATAATTGTTTCTACCATGGTATTCCAATTAGTATTATCTATTCCAATCAATTTTATCGTGCTTCCAGGAGAAATAAGAATAGAAGCATTTGCTGCACCACTATTTATTGTTCCTGAAGTGTTAGGATATATTTTTACGTTTGCAGAAGTTCCATTAATAATAGTATACAACACTCCAGCACTTGCAGTAGGAAGTTTCACCCCCTGATTTTCAGTTGCAGTAGAAACGAGATTAAAAGTCTTAGACAAAGCAGTTGCTCCTGTCTGATCTGTTCCTGCTGCTGAGACTGCTGCTGATATAGATGCAGTGTGGTCACCACTAGAAGTTATATCAGCGACTACAACAGAATCGCCTGACTCATACTTATCATTATTCAGGTTAGTAAAGTTTCCGTCAACTTCGATATTGGTCAACGGACTACCTTTAGTAGACCTTAAAGTTATTGTTGCCACTTAGTTGTCCTTTGCAGTGAGTCTGTCAAGAATCACTTTCAGCGAATCTTTTATTTCAGATACTTCATTCTTTAATGTATTTATATCATTTTCATATTGAAGAATCGTATGCTTGCTACTTTGTCTCTTTTTACGAGCAGCTTTATATTCTTCTAATGCTCTATTATCAGTATTCACCAACCCCTTCGAGTGAATATCTCGATAGAAGGTTGGTGATTCTTTTATCTGAACAAACTTATTTATACTCATTTTTACACCTGCAATGCATATGCCCTTAGTCCAGCAGACTTAGGAATTTTTGCAGTGTTACTTGATAGATGAACTATCTTAATAGCAAAGTCTTTGAACGTAGTAAAAGTGACCGTTTGTACAGTTGCCGCTCCTGCTATTGCTCCCGCTCCGCTACCACCGACAAAATCTACAGTCACAGTTCCACCCTCGTATCCTCTACCAGGATTAATTATCCTAATACCAGTTACAACTCCGCCTGCTACAATTGCTTCCGCTGCTGCTCCATATCCATTCCCAGAATGTACTATTCTGACAGAAGGAGGAGCATCTTCGTAACCAGATCCGCCTGAAGTAACTGCAATGCTTTCTATTCTAGTGACATCATATTCGAGAACACCGTCAACATTAGTTCCGATAGAAGTAGAACCTTTCTCAGGAATTTTATAAACGTATTGGCCAAACTTTTCAGAGGCTATTGCAGGTGAAGTTTCTACTTCTAGTTTCTTCCAGAAAATATCATTTGAGAATTCTCCGTCATCTTCACTGCTTCTAAACTTTCCATAAACTTCAACACTAGCTCCTGCAGGAATAGCATTATCTAAGAATACTCTCATATCTTCAGCGTCTTGTTTATCAGCAAGAACTACTTGTCTTGAGATATACTTTGCTAATGCGTCTCCACCAAATCTAACTTCTTCATTTGATGTATTGTTTATTTTATTCTTATATATTCCCATATCAACACTTGCAATATCTATGATAGGAGACAAATTGTTGTAAGGAGTGCTTATAGTAAACTTAATTTTAGCAGTTTTTGCTGAAGAGAAATTTGCAACTTCGTTAGAGTAACTGTAAATTGTTTTTTCTTCTTTAAGCTCAACTGTCGAATTTGTATCAACATTACTATAAGTAGTGTTAGCAGATGCCGCTCCTGTATTAGTTAGAGCAATTTCTTTTTTGATAGTACCAAATTCTCCTGCATTTGCATAAGAGCATTTTAATACATGGGCATCTACTACTCTATTGCTAATAGAACCAATACTAACAAAAGTAGTACCATCGCCAACTCTATCTCCTTGAGCAAATGAGCCTTTTAAAACATCTAATTCATATGTTCTATAAGGATAGTCAAAATATTTTACTTTTGCACGATTGAGTGTGAGTGAAATAGAACCTTGCGCACCGACGCCGCCAGGTGGAAGAGCAACTGTAACTGTAGGATCTGAAGTATATCCAGATCCAGGATTCACTACAGTGACCGATGTAATAGCTCCGCCTGTAATTTGGCAAGTGAGTTGAGCACCACTGCCGCCCCCGCCGCTTACTGTTAGTGTAGGAGGCGACAATATATTATAGCCAGATCCTGGAATGGATATATTAGGCGTAAATCCGTGTACATATGTCTCTTTGTCAAATTTAGGAGCAGCTATTACTGGTTGTAGTCCTTCAGGATCAATATCAGTATCATCCCAAGTAGTGTCGTCAAAAACAATCCAATCTGTGTTTTTGTTTGTCATGTTTAAAACGTAGTCAGTATTTGTTGTAAACTTACATCTGTTTACAATAAACATCAAATCTTCTGACTGTCTTTCTGTCCATGTTCTATTATTAGCAGAAGTAAACAAAACACCACCATGAGCTTGCTTTGTGATTCTATTTGTAGTATTCTTTTGAATTTCTCCTAGTTCAGCTACCCAAACTTCATAACCAGGATCGTTTGCTTCTGGTCTAAGAACAACACAATATTCTGTATCATTTTGCAAGTGTACAAGATTTTGGAATCTGAATTTTGTAGAATTGAACTTAACAGAACCGTCTGCTTCTTTACCAGAGGCAAAAACATCGCTTCTTCTGAGATGAACTACTCCGTTAGGAACAACAGTAGTGCTAGGATAACCATTCACCACTTCTCTAATTTCTAGTGTGATTCCATTATTATTTGATTCTGATGATATAGTTTTAAAGAATATATCAACAGAAGGTATGAACATACCTCCTGGCATGCCAGTTACATAGAAAGTTTGTGCTAATGGGTCGTCAAACAAACAAATATTGTTAAGTTGCTCCATTGTACCTATTTTATAACTAGGTAACTTATCAAAGGCAGTTGCAGCTACTATTTTAGCTGCAAGATTAGTGTCAGTTGTAACATCATTTACTTCTACTGAATATGGTCCTGCTACTTGAATACCAGCATTCTCATACGCCATCGCATAACGGCCTTCAGTTGTTGTGACTCCTGGTACAAAATCTCCTTCATCCAATCCATCAGCAACTAAATTTGCACCATTAGAAAGAGTGATGGTAACAACATTGTCTCCGCCGTTAGAGTTAGTATTGGTAGCAGTATCAAACAATGTAACTTCAGTGACTATAACGTCATCGTCTACAATCGTTTTTGTGCTAGTGTCAAGTGTTTTACCAGCCGGAACTAAATTTATGATTTCAGTATCTGTTTCGTCATCTCCAGTATCTGTACAGTCAGATGATGGAACATATTCAGTATAAGTAGTCCCATCGTATCTCTGGTAATTAAAAAACTTCTGTCCCGGATAGAGAAGCGCACAACCAGAAGAAGTTAGAATATCCTCTACAGGAACCCATTCTGGAGTACCAGTCTCTCGGTGTGTATCAATAATTAGATCACCTTTTTTAGTCATAGTTCTACCGTCTTCACCTACAGGTAGAATTACTTCTTTTGTTTCTTGTAGCGGTACTGCTCCAACTGGAGGCTGAGACCACTTTGTCGTTACGTAAGTAGTTTGTAGTTTTCTCTTAGTTCCATTAGCACTAAAGATAGCAGATGCATACGATTCAACATCATCTGCTTTATTGGAGTCTGCTATTTCTACTAATATATTTCCGCAACGGAACTCACCTTTATTAACACTGATGCTAAAGGTAGCTCGACCAGCAGAGTTAGTTACTAGAGATCCTTTGTTTATGCCTCCCATAACAATGCTATGCTCGGCATCAGGCATAAGAGCTTGTACTTGGCCGCTGATAGTTATAGGTCTAACAAACGCTGCAACTTCAGAATTTATTACAGAATCGCCAACATTTTCCGTAATTTCATCTGGAATTCTTCCATAAAAAATTCGTGATCCAGTTCTTTCCCATGTCTGAGTATTTTTACCAGCTATTGTAGTAGTTATATCATACTTCTGCCGGCGACCTGTCCATGTCTTTATTTCAGTTTCCCAGTAACCACTGCCTTCAGCTTTAGTTTCATAGTCAATAGAATTCGGTTCAAAAGTCCCACTGAAGCCTTTAGGAGGAATTCCTATTTCACCTTCAGTGTTTTCAGTAGTGGCTTCTATTACATCTTCAGACACAAGCTCCCAAGAACCCCAAGTCTCTTTCCAATCGCCTTGAATTTCTAAATTGTCCCATGAACCTTCTTTATTTTGATAAGCGGGTTCAGCATATGAATCGTCAAACCACGAGTCTTCACTAGGAACAAGATTCAATACGCCGCCATAAGGACCCAATACTGGAGGCGGAGGCGGAGGTGGTGTTGAATTAGTATCTAAAATTGTGACAGTAGTAGAAATAACAGACTCGTTAACCGTTAAGTCGGCGCCGCCAGCTGTTTTCAAAGTAAGAGTAATATTTTCATCTTCAGTTACTACATCATTTCCTACAGTAATTGTCACTGAAGAATCGCCCGAAGAATCTAACGTAAAGTTTCCTGATAATGAACTTAGTCCTAATTTTGCTGCTGTTAAGGTGGTTGTAGTTATTTCGTATGCTACTGTTTTTCCGTTTGGTTCTTCTAAGTTTCTAACTTCAAGAGAAATAGTAGAAGAAAGACCTTCGCCTACACTAGATTGAGAACGCAACAAACGGTAGTCAATCTCTGTTGGTCTTACTGGTTTAGGAGGAATAACAGGGGGAAGGTCGCAACCGGGAGGACACACTATATCAGGAATAACAGGTTCTGCTGGTTCGTCTGGTGTTACAGGATTTGTTGCTGCTGGATCTGCATACAATAATTCAGTAACAACATTTCTAGACTTACTAGCTTGTAGTTGTTTTGTGTAAACTGCTTCTACATATGGAATATGGAAAATATCACCAGATTGACCAGCAGTAGTGCCAGTAGCAATAGGTTTAAACGCAACAATACTAGAGTCGAAACTTGCTCTTAACTGCTGTTTCTTTAAATCTAGTGAGCATTTATTATCATCATGTCCTACTGCCATAACACCATAAGTGTTAAATGCATCTATCATCAATCCATTTTTAAATCTATCTATGCCATCAGTGTCTAATATTTGTACTGACTTAGATTCTTTCTCTAACAAACTTAAAGAAGTATAATATTCTAGATTAGAAATTCTTTCTTCCAATCCTCCAATATCTTTCATCGTATATCTTTTAGTTCTTACTTGTTCTAGATATACTTTTAAATCTGATCTCTTGTAGTAGTTTGCAGCTTTAGGAGACAAGCTAGGATAAGGAGGTATAATTCCTTTTGCAATTGTAAGAGAATTAGCAGGAGCCTCTGGGAACTTAGGAAAATTAGCTTCAGTCGATTTGAGTACTCTGAATTCACCATCAGAAGTTATAATAACTTTAAAGGCTTGCGCTAGATAATATTCCAGTGAAGTAGTAAACGTAGATGTAGGAACCGGATTAGTTAAACCGCCTTCACTCGCATTTTCGCCAGGTCTGTATATTACTTCTTCAATAGATGGATTTTCGGTTGCTGCTGACAACAAAGACGCAGTGGCTGCTGTGTTTATTGCGTATGGTCTGAAATCTATACAGTTTCTCAAGTCAAGAACATTACCTGATCTTGGAGAATACATAGGAATTTCTTGTAGTCCTAAGCTAGAAGGATATGAATCAATACATGCAAATCTTGGTCCTACATTGTCTGCACTTGTTAAGAAATCCATAGTTACTTTTATATATCTATATGTAGATAAATCAACTGTACTATTAGATTTTTGCTTTATTCTAGCTAAGCCGTAATAATTATCTTTTTGTCCATTATCGACAATAAAATCATCAGTAACATTAATAGCATTTAATGTATATCCAGAATCATCCGATGCAGTTATAGATTTTATTTTTAAAAGATCAGTTACACCCAAAGAGTACCAACCGCTAGTAGCGTTAGTATTAGCAACAGCATCAATTTTAACTAGTTTATCTTCTTGTAAAGTCTTTGAAATAGGAGAAAATGCACCACTAGAATACTGCAAATTCACATACACTCTAACCGCTGCCGCTGCTGATGGTGTTGATCCAAACGCAATAGACATTTCAGTTTCAGAAGTTTGTGTTACTGTTATATTGGCAGCAGTAAGATCAATATATTCTCCGGCTGTATATGTTTTTGCTCCTACAGTGAAGTCTTCAACTGCTAACATCTGCATGTTGTTCGTTAAAAGAGATCCTTGTACTGTGCCGTTGCCGAAAATAAAAGTTTGTTGTGATGAATCTGACGAGATAGAAACCACACCAGTTGAACCATTAATGTTCGTATCAAATTCGTCAATATACTGAAAAGTGAAATCATAAATGCCACCAGTAGCAGCTTTTAATGTTTTCATACTAGGATAAGGAAGTTCCCATACTAGTCTATTATAATTTCCCTCTTGGATTACTGCTTTAGAAGATGCATTCAAAACAGTATTTGCTAAACCATTAGTGAGAGCATTTTCGTATACTATTCCCTGTACACTGTCAAATGAACCAGAAGACATTTTAATGTCGTACAAATATAATTTATATTTTGCCGATGCAGTACCAGCAGTGCCAGAAGACAATGTGAAAAATCTTGCTTTTGCCGTTCCTATTTTAGAACCTTGAGCACTAGTGGCTGAATATTGGCCGCCGCTGACTGCGTTTTGAGGAGTATCATAAAGATCAAGAGTACCTCCTCCGTCAACGTCCCACACGCCACATACATCGTCTACAACCACGTAGTTGCCATATGTTGTTGATTGAGTTACAGCATTTTCGGTGATTGTAGATGTAGGCTTATCAACTACAATTGGCCACTCTTTATTTTTTTGTTCTACTAAATAACCACTAACATTTGCAGATCCAGGTGTAACTGCAAATATAAACTTGGCTGCATCTCCGCCTTGTGCAGAATTATAAAAACCGCCATTATTGCCATCATTTAGATGTTCGTATATGACTGTTTGTAGACCAGATATAGTATAATTTCCGTTTGCAGCAAATGCAGTTTTCGCAATAGCATCGCCTACACCAGCCAAAGGATTTGTTTTAATTTTGCTTCTTACAATACTACCGTTTCGCCAAGTAGCGTATTGATAAAAATTTTCTGGTACTACTGATTGTACTTGACCGTTTACTTTAGTTGCATAATCATATGAACGAAGAGAGGCCGTTAATTTTAATCTATCTGCTCCTGGAGCGTTGTAGTTATAAGATCCTCTAGCAGGATCAAGTAATGTCTCATCTTCTGTAGATTGAACAACACTTTCAGTAACATAAAATCCTATGTTTTTGTCAGCGTTTATAATAAATGGATCGACATACGTTGCTAAATTCTCAGTTCGAATGAAAGTTCCTCTAGCATATATGATACCTGGAGACAACTCTATCTTTGCAGCAGACCCTTCATATCTTTCTTTTGAACCAGGAGAAGCGTCTCCTGAATCAAAAATGACAAAAGTTTTACCATTTATGTCAGGGTTAGGGTCTGTAGAAGTGACAGTGAGCGTTTCATCCATCGCAAAAACTTTAGTTTTTGTTCCTGCTCTGCCAGTATAGTTTATGTAAAGAGTTTTAGTATTAGGAGAGTCTCCAGGATTAGTAGTTCCTTTTCGAACGTCAATAATCTGGGCTGTAAGTCCTGTAGTAGAACCAGTTATAGTTGTACCAATAAACTGTGAAAGCGAATCGTTGTCAATAGCATTGCCTAAGGTATCTTCGTCCGTAATCTTAACATACCTAAGAGAATAATATCTCTCTTCGCAGCCACTAATAATTGCCCCGTCTTTTAAAGTAAAACTACCTAATTGTCCAAGCTGATCTGCCAGAACAGTTTGAAGCTGGGTCAGTTCTCTTGCTTGAACGGCAACGCCAGGCTTAAACAAAATTCTATTATAGTTTTTTGTGCTATCAAAATCGTCATAATATGGACCTGAACTTAAATTTAGAGACATTACTTTTTCCTAAAAATTTACCAATGCTTTTATTGTTTCAACCTGATCTATTGATCTGCTAATAGCTGGTCTGTTTTCTACATAAACAACCTCACCGGTTGAGGTGTTTATCTCTGGATTAACAACACTATTTATACTAAGATCAAGTAATCCTTTTGTAGTATTGTTTAATCTTAGCGAGCCCGAGTATTCGATTATAGGAATTATAGGCTGTAAATGAATATTAAAAGTATCTTCATTATCTACTTGATTTTTTTGTACTACGATGAATTCGCCGCCAGTGTTAGTTGTTATTAAATCATCTGCGTCATATTTTGATGCTTCAGAAGAAGACACATTTATGACAAAACACGCAGTAGCGGTTGAATTAATCCAAGTGGCTGTCTTATCATAATTTGTAATATTTTTTATCAATCCTACTTGTCTAAAATCATTATCTAAAAATAAATCTGAATTTGAGTTTTCAGACAAAGAAACAGTCAAACCTATAGTTGTACTATATAACTCATTTATAGGATGACTACCATGTCCATCAATAGGAGATAAAATTATTCTAGCATCTGATGTAACATTGGCTCCTGAAGCATCTGTGATAGATACCGACGCTTTAGTGTAACCAGATCCCTTTGCATCTATATTAACTGTAGTCACAGCGCCGTTAACTACAGTAGCAGTTGCAACTGCCCCTGTTCCATCACCTGTAATAGTTACCACGACATCTTCGGCTCTATACTCAGCACCGCCATCTAGAATTTCAATTCTATCAACAGAACCAGAAATAGCCCCTTCTTCTACTGCTTTCTGTAAAGCAGGAAGATCATCAGAATCTCCTAGTAATACAGTAGCCTCAGCGCCAGTGCCTCCGTTTCCACCAGTAAAGGTAATATTTGCAAACGAATAACCTGAGCCTGGCTCATCAACAACAATATCAGTAACAACTCCACCTTCTACAATTGCAGTGGCACTTGCGTTTATTCCGTCACCATTAATTACTACTGTTGGTATAGATGTGTATCCGCTGCCTCCGTTCGTAACTAATATATCATCAAGTTCGCCGTTTACATCATGCTGAGGATTTCCTGTTAATTTTCTAACAGGAATATGTTCTGCATCTAAAAATTTAGTCTCATCCGAAGAAGAGACTTGAAACATAAACTTCCAACGATATCCATCGCCGGTGTCATCTGTATCTGTATTTGTATAATTTGGTTTAACAGTGCTAGGAGAATTATTATTATTGTCTATACACTTGTAAACCTTCAGTTCATCTGTGATAACATAAAAGTTTGCTTCTGCTAAACTAGTGGCTCCTGAATAAGCAGGCATATCGGCTGAATACGCATCATCATAAGGATCATAAACTGTACCAGAAGTCCAATTTATTCTTCTTACTAAATGGCATATATCAGCAGAAGATACTGATTGGGTAAAAATAATATTATTCCTAACTTCTTTAAGAAACTTTTCAGAATTCAAAGGAGTGTCTGGAAATTCTTCGTCATCCCAAGCAGTAGTTTTGCCAAGCGTAAAATGATAGATATCTCTAGCATTAAAAATGTCCCGATGAAAGGACCTCGCTAACTGAACTCTACCCGCTTTTGTTAATAAGATTGCCACTAGCTTTACCTATTAAGAGATTGTAACGGTCCAAGTGACAGTCATTGAGTCCGCTGCCCCTTTGTTAATTACGGCAAATACCGTGCGGCAAAGCATAGTACCAGCTGTAACATCATTAAAAATGCCAGCCTCTGTTAAAGCGCCTGTTCCTGTTCCTGCTGGATACGATGCTACATAAGCAACTGCATTATCAGTAACAGTAGTTGAAGTCAGTGCGACTCGTGCAATCTCAGTACCTAGAGTAGTATCTCCTGCATCAGCAGCAGTGTTGTCTGTACCAACTGCCATGTGCGACATTGCTGTATCAGAGGTATCTTTCATGCGTGAAGCAATGAAGGCTAAACCAGAATCTACAACGAGGTTTGGAACTGTGAATTCTTGCTTAACAGCGCCGTCTTCGCCACGAACTACGACATTAACGCTGCCTGTAACTTTTGATGAATCTTTCTTAATCATTTTAGGAATACTCCATTAGTGTGGTTAAAAACTATAGCTTTCTCCAACATAATCTTCAGCGAAATATGTTGGTGCATAATCTTGTATAGAAACAACTCCCCCATCTGAAACATTGCTAGTCTCAGTGAAAGGCTTTTCTGTGATAAGTGTTGCTGCATCTGTTGCTGTCTGACTTTCAACTAATGCTTTGTTGATATTTATAACAGATATTTCAGAAGACGCTATGGTATTGCTAAACGAATTTTGTAAAGTCAAAGTGATAGTATCTGAAGAATTCAAAGGCTCATCAAAAGATACATCTCTGAATTTTTCATAAGAAAAGACATCAGATACTACAACTTCTTCTGTATATTCTGGCAAAGTGGTTATAGACAAAAGATCGGTTTTTGTAATATTTTCAAAAAACTCTCTCTCATAAACAACTGCAGGTGCAAAAGATTCAGATACAACAATAGAATCTGTTAATACCTTTTCGACTAATTTAAATATGCCGCCGCCGATGTAGGCTTCTGGTAATACTCCGTCTTCGATATAATCTTGTACATAATCATCAGTTGCTCCAGCGATATCTGAAATATTCTTACCTGTTTCAACTGTTTGAGTATCTGCAATTTCGCTTGTAGAGTCTGCTGCGGTAGCTCCAATATTTAGAGCTAACAATATAGAATCTGTGGAGTTTGCTACATCGTCTGCAAATGCTCTCACAAACTGCATCGCAGGAGAGAAAATTTCTGAAGAAACTGCTGTGTCGTTTAAACCTTTTTCAACAAATTTGGATACACCAGAACCAACATAGTTTTCTGGTAAATAATCTGGACCTGCATATTCAAACTCATCATAACTATCAATTATTCCAACAGTGTCTACTAATCCTTTTTGGGTGTCAAAAAATTGAGAATCAGTTACAGTCTGAGTTTCATTAAAATCTCTGAACCATTGTACTACTATTTCAACAGAGTCGTCATTAGATACAATATCTTCTGTCTTAAATTCGTGTAAGTGTAGACCGTCTGTAGTTATGCTTATAAATGGAGCATAATTTAGATTATTAGAAATAATTAAATCACCGAATACTTCCATTCCCGCTGGATGCATCAAGTCTCTGAATCTTTTTGCCCATCGATCTTGTGCTATAGAAGATTTAATTATGTACGAATAACTTTGATACTTAAAATTGTCTTGTAATCGATTCGCATCTGAAAGATGTCCTCTAGAATCTTTATACTTGCCGTCATATTTAAAAGTGTAAGAGGTAGTAAATGTAATATTTAAAGTCTCGCCCGATCTTGAAGTTATCGCAACCGTATTTTGAGCATTTTCAAAATTTCTACCAGGAGTAATTATTGACCATTTAACAGGAACATTAGACGAATCAACTGTCAAAACTCGTATAACACAGTCATTATTTTGAGTTTCATTTACAAAGAAAATATCGCCTACTTTAAATCCAGCATCTTCTCCGGAGTATGCTCCTGTTGCAACAGACGAAATGCTTCGCTCAAAGTATGCTCTTATATTTTCTTCTTCAGAAGTTGCACTCCTATCAATAATAAATGTCTCAACTTCTGAAGTGTCAAAAGAAAGTGAATATGTTCCGTCAGTATATCCAGATCCTGCGTTGTCTATAGTAATAGAATCTATTATTCCATCAACGACTACAGCACTCGCTTTGAATCCAGTTCCTGCTCCGGCGCCAGACAGTGCTACTGTAGGTCTTGCTGTATATTGTAACCCTCCATTAGTTATCTCGTATTCTGTAATTATGCCACCAGAGACTGTAACAGTAGCCTCTGCTCCTGCTCCTGGTCCAGGAATTTCTGTTATTCCTGAAGGCAAATCTAAAACTAATTCGTATATCTGTGGAGAAGTATAAGCTATTTTTCTTGTAGATTGAATTACAGCTTGTATTGTTTCTAATCTATTCTGTGCGCCATCATATCTCCAGTATTTTATGTCTACTGGTCTACCGTTTAGATTTAGAACTTCATAGCCATTATAACCAGAAACAACTCTAGCGGAGATTTCGTCTATCCACACGCCGTCAGAAGTACGAAGAATATTTTTACTAGGATAATAAATTTCAACTTCTTCGTTGTATAGAAGTTTAAAATATGCTTTGATAGAACGCTCAGAACCTTTGGACTCATAAATATTTTTTATTTTTTTAAGTAAGGTTTTTCTATCCGCTTGAAGAATTTGAGGAAAATAACGTGCTAATTCTTCTGCTCTTTTGTTTAATTCAGCAGTTTCTAGCTCATCAATATCGTTGTAGTCTTTGTTAAGTAAAAGATTCGCAGGATTTCCATCAGAATCCATAAACTCATAATACTTTTCAATAAATGTAACAAACTTATCGTAATCATTTTGAACAAATTCAGGTAGAGTATATTTTATGCCAGTCGAAGATTTTTCTGTATATTCGGTTGGAGTAGCATTGGCAAATCCTAATTTTGCGTTAAATGTGGCATTTGCTCCTCCTCCACCAGTAGCGGTAACTGTCGGAGCAGAAGTGTAATCTCTACCAACATTAGTAATATTTACTGCTTGTATTTCTCCGTTGAATATCGAAGCCGTAGCAGTTGCTCCAGTGCCACCGCCGCCGGATATAGTAATCGTTGGAATAGAAGTGTATCCACTACCACGATTTACAATTTCGATTTCAGACACATATCTGAAAAAATCAGGTATTTGGTGTGACATTAGTATCCTTCAACTTCAGTAGTTACTACTATTTCCAAGCCTTTTCTTGTTCCTGTTGTAATATTTGCTACACTATTATCTAATGTTAAAATTGCGTTTTGAGCAGGCTTTGCTATAACTGCGTTTGTTGAAATTTCTGAAGTTCTATTCAACACACTCGTTAATATATCTTTAGAGTCATCATGTGGGCGAGTTCTAAGTTTTAATTGAGAATCTGTTCCATATAAAGAAGTGACTTTAATAGAATTTAAAGTTAATTTTCCAGTATCATAATCAATAGTACCAACATTTAAAATTCTAGTATTAGATGAATCAACAAGATATACTATACCTGTTCCATTATAAGCAGGAGGAACAACATTTGTATTAGGAATATCTTGAAATTTGACTTTGTATATTACTCCGTCATTGTCAAAATTAAACCAATTACTGTGAAGCTCTCTTGGTTGAATTCTACTATTGAAACTGAAAGAATAATTTTCAAAAACATCTGTAAGTGCCACTAATCTTTTTTGAAGAGTAGGAGTAATGTTTACCGATATTATTGAAGGAGAAACTGATTTAACAATATTGTGTATTCTAGAGTAATAGAAATTTTTATTTAACTGATTTAAATCAGTATTGAAATAGTTTGTAATAGCGACAGAAACTGCTTGACTAATTTCGCCAGATGTCAATGTAGTTACTGAAGGATCGTAAACTACACCTACTTTTAATCCTATATGCGTATAAACAGGATCTACAAACTCTGGCATAATAGCAACTGGAGTTCTAGGAGTAATTAAAGAGTTAATTATATTGTCTTTAATTTCATTAGTAATCACTTGGCCGTCTACAGGATCCAATGAGATAAAAACCTTTCCGTATATAGGCGGATCATTATTTTCTCCACCCCAAACTGATACTGATTGTATTGAAGGATTACTTGCTAGTATTAGACTTCTATAGTCTCTTGCTGAAACCATTCTCTCTTTTGTTTGATTGTACAAAGGAGCAGTTTTTCTAATGCTATCAATACTTTCTTTTTCAGCTCCGTTAAAAGCAGGTGTAATATTTGCGAAAGAAGATACTGAACCTGCTCCTGCTAAATTTGAAGGAGGAGTGAAACTCTTTATGCCATTCGGTTCTGCACCAGAAGACACTAGATAGTCAACGATAACAACATTTCCAACATCGAGTTTTTTGCCAAAAACATCATCACCGAATCGAATTATGTATTTGCTGTCATGCCCCTCTTCTAAAAAATATACTTTTGTAGAGGACTTTAAATCCAATAAAGATTCTGCCCTTGCAAAAGTTTCTAATGTCAAATCAGTACCCGAAGTCTGTACTCGTATTCTTATAGTAGAAGTGTCTACATTGGCATTAGGTATGGTTAACGGTCCAGAAACAGTGTTAGCATCGATAAGAAAACTATTTGTTACACGAATTCCTTCTTTAAGTTCTAAACTATTAAAAAGAAATTTTCCAACTCCATCTACATCTTGAAGAGTAGCAGTGACATCTTGAGAAGGATAAAAATTGTAAGTAGTGCCTCCTATTTCAGAAGCGAATATAGTATCTCTTGAAAGAGTGTAATTAATTTCTGAATACTCAAGTGGTATAATAGAGAAATCAGTATATGCGGTAGCAGATCGTCTTGATCTTGGAGTGTATCCTAGAGATTTAGCAATAGAAACTACAGAGCTTCTTTTAATAGCACTGTCTAGAAAAGATTCATTTGCGAGCATATGAGCAAGCACAGCGTTGTAATGTGTGTTATATGCTAAAGTATCTAAAAGAACAGAAAGAGCAGAACCTTCGAAGTCATAATCACTAAACTCATCTTGCGCTTTCATAAATGTTTTTAGTGACTGCTTGATGTTAGCAAAGTCTAATTCTGTTACATCTAATTGTGCCATGGTGTTACCTTAATCTCTTTAGGTTAGCGGTCAAAGTTTGAGGCCTATCTATTCCAATAACATAGTAATTCAACGTCACATCATATGAATTAGTATCAAAATTGGCAACCACTGTTATAGATACTATTTTTGCTCTAGGCTCGTAGCTCTCTATGATATTTTTTATTGTATTTTGAATCAATCCTGCGACAAGATTTGACATTGGTTCAAACAGAAATCCACGAAGATTTGCTCCTTTATCAGGCGCAAAAGGTCTCTCATAGAAATTAGTCTGCATTAGAATATACAATGCTTGTTTAACAGCATTAAAATCTATTTTTTTCGAAACATCTCCAGTCACCTGATTCGGCGCAAATGCTAAATCTAGATCCTTATAGATTCTCGATATTTTTAAGTTTTCAGTTGACATATGCTTATTTATAATGTTTTTAGTTACATTCCTATAGTATCTGGTAACTTAACATTAATAAAATTCTCTCCGGCTTCTTTAGCTTGTTTTACAGGATCAATAGTATAAACAAAATCTTTAACTTCTGGTATTTGTATGCCCAATAGATCAGCAATTGCACTCTTCTTAGGAGTAGTTATAGGTGTTCCTTTCAAAACAAATCCTGCTCCATCTTCTTCAAAATTTGGAATCTTCTTACAGAGATTATCTAAATCTAAAGCACCTTGCCTCAACAGGTCTGGTATATCATCAATAGCAATATTGCCTAAATCTAACCCATCATACTTTGTTTTCAAGTTATAAACTTCATTTTTTATATCATCAACTGCTAGTTTAGCTGCTAATATATCTGATGCAAATCCTTCGATATCAGCCTGAAGACCTTTTATCTCTTCTGGTATTTCAATCTCTGGTAAAAACTCTTTTAGTTTAGAAGTGACTAAAGCCTGAATCTGAGCAGTGTCTTGTGCCATTGCAATGATAGCCGCAGCGTCTTTCACTGCTTGAGAAATCTCTGGACGAATGGGAATCTTATCGACAAGCCCGTCAATAATTTCATCTGTTGTTCCTAGAGACTGAGTAAGCTCTACTAGTTTTTCAGTAGCTCCGCATAAACTCATTTCTTATTCCTATGGTACTGGTGGGGAGGTAGGAGAACCTGGCGAGCTTGAAACATGCTTGTGTGTTCCAAGAACAATAGGTCCTTGTTTCACGATTGTGCCACTTGCAACGCCGACTACTGTGTAATTGCCTGTATGTGTAGTATTTCCAATAATACTTCTAGCAGGAGCAATTGTATTCTGTGCAGTAGACTTTAACACTTGTGCGCCAATTGAAGACAGAGTTTGCAACCCTGTAGCTTCTACTAATTGTACTGCTCCAGTTAGTGTTTGATTAACTGCGGCTGCTAGGGACATGTTCAAAGACATTGCTTTAAAACTTCCTATAGGCGCACTTGCACTAACACTTCCTGTAGTACTCATTATTTTGAATCCTAGTATAGAAGTGTGGCTAGTAGAGCCAACAGATATTGCTGAAATATTTCCACC